GGTGCGTCATCAATAACGGAGAAATTATTGGTGAACCAACTTTGTATCTTGATGGCGCCGAAGAAATACTGGCAGGACAAATAGAAGGTTGCGGCTCTGAGATTGCACCCCTCTACACATCCCCACCTACGCTATCGCTGGCACAGCGCACATGGGTAGGACTTACGGATGAGGAAGTAAGCGAGGTGTTTGGTGGCGACATACACGCCGAGCATAGTGGTGAACTACGTTTTATCCGAGCCATCGAAGCCAAACTGAGGAGCAAAAATGAAGACCGTTGAAATGGCGCGGGAGGCTGGCTGGAAAGACCTGCGTGACTATGACTCACAAATGCGGCATGACTTTTTTATGGGCAACTTAGACTCGCTTGAACGCCTTGTCGAACTTGTTCGTGCTGACGAACGTGAGGCGTGTGCAAAGGTGTGTGACGATTTGTACCGTGTTTGGGTCTCAACAGACAATGACGACATCAATCCACCGGACGCTTTGGACTGCAAGATAGCCATCCGAGCAAGGAGCAACACATGATACTTACTTCCTCTAAGTTCCTGAGACATATAGCCTGTGATCACTGTGGAAGCACTGACGCTAACAGCCTTTATGATGATGGTCACACACACTGCTTTGCCTGTAACACTACAGAGCATGAGCACGAGAGCGAAGACAGATACGCAGCACGTTACAACATGGCACGTAAGAACGTGACACAAATGAATATTAGTACACCGGGACTTATGAAATCAATCCCTGATCGAGGAATCAGTCAGGCAACCTGTGAGAAATATGGAGTAACAACCGATGGAGACATGCAGTATTATCCTTACTTTAACGGAGATGGAGTTAGAACGGCTGTTAAACAACGCACTGTTTCTACAAAGAAATTCTCCATCTCAGGAGAATTCACAGGAGCAACTCTATTCGGTCAGTCTCTCTTTCACTCAGGAGGAAAGGCTATCACCATCACAGAAGGAGAGCTTGACGCTCTCGCTGCTTTCCAAATGCAAGGATCTCTTTATCCTACAGTGAGTATCAGGAACGGTGCTCAGGCTGCTCTGAAGGACTGTAAAGCCCAATATGAGTGGTTGAATAGCTTTGACTCTGTGGTGATCTGCTTCGATGGTGACGAGCCGGGGAAGAAGGCTGCTAAGGAAGTGGCTGAACTGTTCGGTAACAAAGCCAAGATCATGCAGTACAAGGATGGTTACAAAGATGCTTGTGAGTACCTGATTGCAGGGGCTACTAAGGAGTTCGTTAATGCTTGGTGGAGGGCTGCTCCCTACGTACCTGATGGTATCGTTAACGCTGCTGATCTCTGGGAGGAAATCTCCAAGCCAGAGCCTGTGGCAGAGGCACAGTACCCGTGGAAGGGCTTGAATAAGCTATTGTACGGTATCCGTCCTGCGGAGCTAATCACTGTCACTGCTGGAAGCGGGTTGGGTAAGAGTCAGTTCCTCAGGGAGATTCTGTACAATCTGTTAAAGACTACAAGTTGGAACATTGGTGGGTTGTTCTTGGAAGAGTCAACACGTAAGACAGCACGGAGCATTATGAGCCTCCATGCTAACAAACTGTTACACTTGCCCGATACACCAACAACTGAACAGGAATTGAAGGAGGCATTTGATGCTACTCTTGGAAGCAATCGTATATACCTTTTTGACCATTTCGGTAGCAGTGATGTTGATAACATTAGTAACCGTATTCGATACATGGCTAAAGCGTGTGATTGTAGGGTTATTTTTCTTGATCACATTAGCATTGTTGTATCTGGTCAGGATCTTGGGGATGAGCGAAAAGCTATTGACAATATGATGACCAAGCTACGCACACTTGTACAAGAACTTGACATTACTTTGATCTGTGTAAGCCATCTCAAAAGGCCCACAGGCAACCAAGGTCACGAGGATGGCGGTAGTGTGTCTCTGTCACAGTTGCGAGGCTCAGGTGCTATTGCACAGTTGAGCGATGCAGTGATTACTTTGGAGCGTAACAGCATGGCTGAGAACGAGAATGAGCGTCACTTGACCAAGATTGCAGTGGCTAAGAATCGTTACAATGGCGAGACAGGCCCTGCTTGTAAGTTACAATACAATGGCTATACAGGACGTATGGTTGAAGTTGAGGAGGAAGTGCTATGACAGCATGGCATGGTGGTAAAGGATCATCTAGCCGACCAAGGCAGGTTAGTAACGAGGACTATGCAAACCGATGGGATGCTATCTTCCAGAGAGACAAAGAGGAAGAGCCTGTAGGTAAAGCCTTGGAAGAGGAGCCATTGAAGGATGATGAAAATGATTAGCATCGAACACCTTATCGTAGGTGCAACTGGAGTAGGATACCTGATCGTAGGTGTGCTACAATGGAGCAAGGGAGAGATCTCTAACGGGATGATCTGGACAGGGTACGCCTTTGCTCAGATTGGCCTTTGGCTTAACATTAAATGAGGAAGAAGATCATGCCTGATATTTCAATGTGTAACGACTATTCCTGTCCTCAGTTTGACAAGTGCTATCGAGCACAGGCTAAACCTAATGAATATCGTCAGAGTTACTTTAAAGACTCTCCTCGTGACAAAGATGGTTGTAATTACTTTTGGCCTCTGGAAGAAACAAATGAGAATAGTTCTGGACATAGAAACAAACCTAGCACACGACAAGATTCACCTAGTCGTGACTAAAGACATTGACACTGGAGAAGTACGCAAATGGACAGTAGCAAGCAACCTGCCGGAGTTTTTAAAGGGCGCATCGTTGATAGTCATGCACAACGGCATTTCTTTCGACGCGCCTGTATTGAATCGCTTATGGAAGACGAAGATTCGATTGAATCAAGTGTACGATACGTTGATAGTAAGCAGGCTTCTCGATCCGAGCCGAGAGAATGGACACAGCCTCGAAGCATGGGGACAAACACTAGGCTTTCACAAGATTGATTATGCTAGGGTTTGGACATGGCTTATGGATCGTCCTCAAGCGTATGCTGGTGAGTGCTTTGACAGCCCTCATCACGGGCTTCTTGCTGACTACTGTGTACGTGACGTTGAAGTAACTGCTAAACTGTATCTCAGGCTGGTCAATGACTTCAATGAGAAACAGTTCAGTCTTGAGTCTTTGGAACTTGAACAGAGTGTTGCAGCTATCATCGCTCAACAAGAAAGGAATGGGTTTAAACTTGACCAAATCTACGCAACCTGCTTACTTACTGACATCAAGTCAAAAGTGGCAGGAATATATGAGCGAATGCAACAGAGATGGCCTCCTGTCACTGTTGAACGAATCTCTGACAAGACAGGAAAGAGACTCAAGGATAGCGTGGTTACTTTCAACCCCGGAAGCAGACAACAGATCGGAGAACGACTGAAGGAGCTTGGTTGGAAGCCCAAGGAGTTTACAGAGAACGGACAAGCCAAAGTGGATGAAACCATCTTGTCTAACATCAAGATTCCAGAGGCTCAGGTGATTGCTGAATATCTGATGTTGCAAAAACGTGTAAGTCAGATAGAATCATGGATGGAGGCGGTAGGTAAGGACGGTAGAGTACACGGTAAGGTAATTACCAATGGTGCTGTTACCGGACGGATGACCCATAGCAGTCCTAACATGGCTCAGATCCCCAATGCAGGTTCCATCTACGGGCCTGAGTGCAGGGAATGCTGGACAGTAGAGGATGGTAATGTGTTGGTAGGTTGCGATGCTTCAGGTTTGGAGCTTCGTATGTTGGCTCATTATATGAAGGACAATGATTATGTCAGAACAGTTACAGAAGGAAGTAGCAAAGATGGTACAGACGTACACACAGTCAACCAGCGAGCTGCTGGACTATCTACCAGAGATAACGCTAAAACCTTCATCTATGCCTTTCTCTACGGGGCTGGAGATGCTAAGATTGGAAGCATCGTTGGAGGAACTGCTAAAGTTGGTAAAGAACTCAAATCAAAGTTTCTTAACCAAACACCCTCACTTGCAAGACTCATCGAGCGAGTCGCAAAGCAAGCCTCAAAAGGATGGGTTCCCGGACTTGATGGGAGGCGCATTTGGGTTCGATCCGAGCACTCTGCTCTCAATTCGCTCCTCCAAGGTGCTGGGGCAATAGTAATGAAGAAGGCTCTTGTGTTGTTTGATGACAAGGCAAGACGCAACAAATGGATGGTTAAATATGTGGCAAATGTCCACGATGAGGCACAGCTAGAATGCCCTAAAGATATTGCTGAAGAGGTTGGTAAAGCTTTTAAACAGAGTATAATTGAGGCAGGGGAGCACTACAAGCTTAGATGTCCTTTGGACGGAGAGTACAAAATAGGAAAGAATTGGCGTGAAACCCATTGACATTCTAGGAAAGTAGTGTAGAATATAGGTAAGAAGCGAGTGTGGTGAAACTGGTCAACACAGCAGATTTAAAATCTGCCGCCGTAAGGCTTGCGGGTTCGAGTCCCGCCACTCGCACCAAACACGACAGATCGGAAAGACGGTCACTTTCATAACATTTAAAGGAAATCAAATGGACAACAAACCAGTCAAAATCGCAGGTCAAATCTTCTGGGCTAACTGGATGAAGGAATTCAACACCAAGTTTAACGAAGATAACACTAAGTATGAGTGTACAATCGGTATGCTCTCTGACAAGGCTTGTGAGGCTCTGAAGGAGCAAGGCATCATCATTAAGAACAAAGACACAATGGGTAACTATATTGTAGGTAAGTCTAAGTTTCTGTTCGAGCCTATGGACTCTGAAGGCAATGCTATAGATATTAGCAAGATCGGTAACGGTACTAAGGTGACTGCTTTGGTTGGTTCCTACCGCCACAAGATGTCAGCTAAGTTCGGTGCTGCTCCGTCTATCAGTAAGATCATCGTGACTGACTTGGTTGTCTACGGTGCTGACGCTGAAGCCGAAGAAGATGAATCAGCCATCCTCTGATGGAGTGAAGATTGCCTTAGTTGATGCTGACTTTCTTGTCTACCGTATTGGATTCAGTACGGAGGATGAGCCAGTAGGCATCGCTAAGGCTAGGCTAACGGAGTGGTTAGAGAACTTTATCTATGTTAATCTCAAGGCAGACCATTACTTTGCTTGGATTACAGGTAAATCTAACTACCGCTACGACATTGCCAAGACAGTGCCATACAAAGGCAACCGTAAAGATGTACTCAGACCTAAGCACTACGAAGCCCTACGGAAGCATCTAGTCAAGCGTCACGGTGCTATCGTTACAGTTGGTGAAGAAGCTGATGATACCGTAGCCATTGACTCCACTAAGCTCTTAGATAAGTGTTGGATCGTTCATGTGGATAAGGACTTGGATCAGCTTCAAGGATGGCATTACAACCCTGTCAAAGACGAGAAATACTATGTCAACGCATTCGAGGCTTATAAATCGTTTTGTGTTCAGTTACTTACAGGTGACAGGACGGATAACATTCCCGGCTTATCAGGCATTGGCCCGAAGAAGGCTGAAAAGGCTCTTACAAAGGCGAACACTGAAGAAGAGCTTCTACAAGCTACGTGGAAAAAGTATGAAGAATTGGGATATACGATGGAGTATTTTAAAGAACAAGGGCAACTCCTGTGGCTAAGACGTTATGAAGGACAAATATGGCAACCGCCAAACAAGTTGCAATCAAGTACGGGTTCAGAAGTGGACTCGAAGAAAGAGTAGCTGAACAACTGGATCAGTTAGGGATTGAATACACATACGAGAAGGTAAAGCTTAAATACGTGAAGCCTGCCTCTCAACATGTGTACACACCTGATTTTGTTCTTGCCAATGGTATAATTGTGGAGACTAAAGGACGCTTCCTAGCGCCTGATCGACAGAAGCATATCTTGGTTAAAAGACATAATCCAGAATTGGACATTAGGTTTGTTTTTAGCAACTCTAATGCTCGGATCAGCAAAGCTTCAAAGACAACATATGCAATGTGGTGTCGGAAGCACGGCTATAAATTCGCTGATAAAACTATACCAGAGGAATGGTTAAATGAATGTTGAATTAATTAAAGAGAATGAAGACGGTTCTGCCAGTTACTCTTTTGACTTGACAGTCGAGGAAGCTGAATCTCTGCTTCGACATGGTATCCTAACGGCCATCAAAGCAGGTATTCGTGAGGGTGACAAACTCAAGGTAGAGGGTGAAGATGTCAGCAGTTAAGGTAGTATGGTCAACCCCTGAAGGTGAAGATCTAATTGCTTATATGGCTCGGGTATCAGCACCTGAGAATCAAGGTAACAAAGAGACTGGCCCTAAGCTTGTGAAGTATCTGATCAAGCATAAGCACTGGAGTCCTCTTGAGATGGTGAATGTATGTATGGAGATTGAGACTACACGAGACATTGCTCGGCAGATCCTTCGACATCGTAGCTTCAGCTTCCAAGAGTTCTCTCAGAGGTATGCAGTGGCTCAAAACTTTGAAGTTTCATTTGCACGTTTGCAGGACGATAAGAACAGGCAAAATAGCTTTGATACGGATGACTATGGGTTGCTGTACTGGTGGGAAGGTGCTCAAAATCGTGTGCTTGACGATGCTAAGTTCATGTACGAATCTGCACTTAAGAAAGGCATTGCTAAGGAAGTTGCCCGTAAGTTACTGCCTGAAGGATTGACTATGAGCAAGATGTACATGAACGGTACACTGCGTAGTTGGCTTCACTATGTGGATATTCGTTGTGATGCGGCTACGCAGAAGGAACACCGAGAGGTAGCGGATATGTGCAAGGCTGAGTTGATTAAGTTATTTCCTAACGTGATGGGAGCAATGAATGAATCTAAATGAGTATCAACAACTAGCGTATAAGACAGCGCTAGAGACAGCTAAGAACCCTGCTTATATGGTAGCAAATCTTACCTCTGAAGCTGGCGAGGTATCAGGTAAGTATGCCAAATGGGTTCGAGATGGTTTCTTGGATGAGGCAGGAATGCAAAAGGAAGCTGGTGATGTGCTGTGGCAGATCGCTGGTCTGTGTACAGTGATGGGTTGGAGCTTGGCAGATATTGCCAGTCAGAATCTCAAGAAACTTGCACAACGACAGATTAACAATACCCTGATGGGTGAAGGAGATGAACGATGATTGATGCAGAAGACTTTACAGCATATTCTTTTAAGTACACGGACTGCGAAGGCAAGACCTACAGTGCTTCCTTTGAGCAGCCGGGGCCAACATGGATGGAGGCATTGGATGATTATGTACGCTTCCTTGAATCAGTTTACAAGTATGATATTCGCTCTAAAGTTCGGCTTAAAGAGCCTGCTTATCAGAATCTGGTGAGAGAGGATTGGAGTTATATTGATCCTTGGACAGGAGAGTACTTTGTTGATGATAACGAAGCTGCTACCAATGATCTGTCGGATAAGTAAGCAATGAGAATTTTAGTCATCCCTGACGCTCAAGTCAAAGAAGGAGTTCCTTTGGAGCATCTTGAGTGGGCAGGGAAGGCTATCTGTGACTATCGCCCTGATGTTGTAATTAACATCGGTGACTTTGCAGATATGCCTTCCTTGTCTACCCATGATATTAAAGGATCTAAGTACTTTGAGGGTCTTCGGTACAAGAAAGATGTAGAGGTTGTTAAGGAGGCTATGCAAAAGCTTCTTAAGCCTCTGCGTGATCTTCAGAAGACCCAGAAAGATACCAAGCACAAGATTTATAAGCCTCGGATGATCTTGACTCTGGGTAACCATGAGAATCGTATCAATCGTGCTGTTAACAACAATCCTACACTGGAAGGACTTATCAGTGTCGATGATCTTAACTATGGTAAGGATTGGGAAGTCCATCCTTTCTTACATCCTGTGTTCATTAATGGAGTTGGTTTTAATCATTACTGGCCCGTGGGCGCAATGGGTCGTCCCGCTGGTACTGCTGCTGCTATTATTAGTAAGTTGCACATGAGTTGTGTGGCAGGACATCAACAGGGAAAGCAGATTGCCTACGGTAAACGTGCTGATGGTAAACCTATCTGTGGTATCATTGCTGGTAGTTATTATTTGCACGATGAGGATTACATGGATCAGTTAAGCAATCGTCATTGGCGAGGCTTGGTTGTTCTGAACGATGTCAAGGACGGAGGCTTCGATGAGATGCTTTTGTCCATTGAGTACCTTGAAAGGAAATACAGTGGAAAACAAGTGTAATAGTTGCTTCTATGCTTTGATGGATCGAGATCTGCAAGCACCTTGTATTACTTGCACAGGCTATTCTAACTATGTTAAGGGAACAGTTTATATGACACCAAGCCATGCTTCTAAAACTCTTAAAGAAGCCATTGATGAGTGGTACACAGAAGGTAAGGATCAACTACAGGAAGACTTCTGGTATGATGTGGTAGAGAAGCCTAAGCATTATATGTTGTTTGAGGAAGAAGGTATTGAAGTACGGGATGTCATTGAGAAGCTTGTAGGTAAATTGCCTAAAAACACTAAACCTATGTTCATTGCTGACTATGTACAGATGATGCAATACCTGATGCGCTTCATGGACAAGAATGGTGTTGAGGACTTGAAGAAAGCCAACTGGTATTTGGATAAGCTGATTGACGTATATGAATCTGACGTTTGAAGAGCTTAAAGAGAAACTTCATCGTGTTGATGAGGTCACACTATTGGAACTATTGGAGATCCATAGTGAGGACATTGTTGAGCGCTTTGAAGACTATATTGAAGATAAACAAGAAAAACTACTAAAGGAAATTGAATAATGAGTTTTACTATGACCCCATACAACCACTACATTGCTAAGAGCCGCTATGCACGATTCTTGGATGATAAAGGACGAAGAGAGCACTGGCCTGAGACAGTAGCTCGTTACTTTGACTTCATGGAGAAACACCTGAAGAAGAATCACGACTACACATTGACCTCTGAACTGCGAGATAAGCTTCAGACTGCTGTTACTAACCTTGATGTTGTTCCTTCTATGCGAAGCATCATGACAGCAGGGGATGCTCTGGAGCGACAGAACATTGCAGGTTACAACTGCTCTTATCTGCCTATTGATGATCCCAAAGGCTTTGATGAGGCTATGTATATCCTCTTGTGTGGTACAGGTGTAGGCTTTAGTGTGGAGCAGAAGTATGTTAATAAGTTGCCTGAGATTCCAGAGAAGCTGTATGATAGCAACACTGTGGTTGTCGTTAAAGACTCCAAAGAGGGATGGGCTAAAGCACTGCGTCAGGTTATCTCCTTGCTATATGCTGGAGAAGCGCCTAAGTGGGATGTATCAGCGGTACGGCCTGCTGGAACACGACTCAAGACATTCGGAGGTCGCGCTAGTGGCCCTGAACCATTGGTTGAACTCTTTAAGTATACAGTCAATAAGTTCAAAGGCGCGTCTGGTCGTAAACTTACAAGCCTTGAGGCGCATGACATCCTCTGCAAGATCGGAGAAGTGGTTGTTGTTGGAGGTGTACGCAGATCGGCTATGATCAGCTTGTCTGACCTTGGTGATGATCGCATGGCTCACGCTAAGGCAGGTAACTGGTGGGATGGTAACGGTCAACGTGCTCTGGCTAACAACAGTGCAGTGTATGAAATCAAGCCTGATGTTGGGCAGTTTATGCGTGAATGGAGTAGCATTTATGAGAGTCATTCGGGAGAGCGCGGAATCTTTAATCGCTATGCTTCAGAACTTCAAGTGGCTAAGAGTGGTAGACGAAAACTTAACCAAGAATGGGGTACTAACCCTTGTTCTGAAATTATTCTTCGCCCTTATCAGTTTTGCAATCTTTCCAGTGTTATTGTTCGTAGCGATGATACTCTGGATAGACTTCGGGATAAAGTTACTATGGCAACTATTCTCGGGACTTTTCAATCAACGATGACTAACTTCCCATACCTGCGTAAGGTGTGGCAGACAAACACTGAAGAGGAGCGTTTGTTGGGTGTGTCTATGACAGGTATTATGGATAACTATTTATTGAATGATCCTGATAATATCGAGTTACCTGCTATCTTGGAAAATTTAAAGAATGTTGCTATTAATGTTAACGCTGATTATGCTGACGCTATCGGGATTAATCGTTCTGTCGCTATTACAGCTATCAAGCCTGAAGGAACTGTATCTCAACTCACGAGTACTGCTAGTGGCATTCATCCTCAGCATTCTCAGTACTTTATTCGCCGTGTACGGTCTGATAACAAAGACCCTTTGACTAACTTCCTGAAGTCTCAAGGATTCCCTTCAGAGCCTTGTGTAATGAAGCCTGAGAGTACAACAGTGTTTAGCTTCCCTGTAAAGGTTGCCGAAGGTGCTGTTCTGCGTGAAGACTTGAGTGCTATCCAGCACTTGAAGTTGTGGTTAATGTATCAGCGTCACTACTGTGAGCATAAGCCTTCTGTTACAATCTCTGTGTTGGAGCATGAGTGGCCTGAAGTTGGTGCATGGTGCTGGAAGAACTTTGATGAAATCACAGGTGTAAGCTTCCTGCCTATGGACGGTGGTACGTATCGACAGGCTCCTTATGAGTCCTTTGATGAGAAAGGTTACGAAGAGATGTTAGCGATTATGCCGAAAGGAATTGATTGGGATCAGTTCATCGAGAATACCGACAACGTAGAAGGTGCTCAGACACTGGCCTGTACCGCCAATGGGTGTGAAATCTAAGCATGAAAGTAATTGTCTACACTAAGGATAATTGTCCTGCCTGTGTAGCTCTGAAGGCTCGACTCTCGAAAGAGGGCGAGTCCTTTACAGAGGTTAACATTGGTAAAGACATTACAAGAGAGGCTTTTATGGATAAGTTTCCGATGGTTCGTCAAGTTCCTCACATAGAGTTTATTAAAGAGGTTGATGACTAAAACTATGATTATTATGCGGGTAGTCGAGATGGTTACCTGCATTCACATAATAGCAAACACATGGCGACACTGGAACTAAGGGAGAGTATGGTAACTAAACAGATGAATCGAGCTATTCCAGCAAAGGAACTGACTCCTCGTGAGAAGGTTAATAACAGTTTGAAGCTTAAGCTGGATGACATGACAGTTATCAAGCCTAAGACTGAGAAACAGATGGACTTCTTTGAGGCCTATCAAGCCTCTAACTACTTCATGGCATTACATGGTGTGGCAGGTACAGGTAAGACATACATTGCTTTGTACAAGGCTTTAGAAGAGGCTATGGATCGTAACAATCCCTTTAACAAGGTGACTATCATCCGTAGTAGTGTTCAAGGCCGGGATATGG